TGTGAAAGCATTTGCAGTCAGATTCGCAGCCGTGTCATAGGTCATGGTCTGGTCATTCATTGAGCCAGAGCCGCCGTTGGCGTTATACTTGACGGCATACTGGTTTGCAGTCCAGATCGCATACAACGTTACCGCTGCATTGGATGTGTAGGAGCCACCAGAAGCATACGACGTTCCAGATCCATCTGCCTTTGTGTTCCACGACTTGAAGGTATATCCCGTTCGGGTAGGCTTCGTACTTGTCAGAGTCAGGGCCGTTCCATACGTTTTCGTCTGGTTGCCAGGAGCTCCAGTGCCACCGTTCGCATCGAACTTGACAGTGTATGTGATGATCTTCCAGACAGCATACAGAGTCGCATCACCTTCAGATGTGTATGTGTCTCCAGGCTCATACGTTGCGCTTGTTGCCGATTTACTGGTAGACCAGCCAAGGAAGGTATATCCTGTCCTGGTGGGCTTCGTGGTACTCAGAGTGAGTGAATAGCCATATGTCTTGGTCTGACTGGAAGGCGCTCCGGAACCGCCGTTGGCGTTATAGGAAATCGTATACTTAGGACGTACAGGTGCAGAAACCGTGAACGGTCCTTTCTGCTGAGAATATGCGCCGTTTTTGAATACCTGGAAATAGCAAACTGTGCCAGAGGCAAGGGATATACCAGAATTGAGTTTGTTGCTACTATTGCCACTTACGACTATGGCGAAGGTTCTGCTGTACGAGTTGGAGTTTACTTCCCACCATACCCAACACTCAGTATCGTCATAATCCGCTTCCCAATATATGGTTACGTCCCATCCATTAGCAGAGTCACTATAATTTACCTGTTGCGTTGCCATAAATTACTCCTTTCCTGCCGTATTCTGATTAACTTACAGGTCATCATGCTTCATACATGATGTAGATATCGCCGTCCTCGCCCATGCTGGCCGTAGGCTGAGTAGTGCCGTAGGAAATGCGCTCATTCAGAGCATGGAGCAGATCCTTCATGCAGGTGGCAGGCTCAACCAACATTTCTATCGCAGAGATGTTGAGTCCGTTCATGGTCACTCTCGCAATCGGGAACTCTCTGGTTTTACCGCCATCGTTCAGATCTTCTGCAGTGTACGTCGGATCAGAGCCATCACTGCCGCCTGTCAGAACAGCCAATGTGAATGTGTCCTCTCCGTGATTGCCTGTCGTTGTAAACCGGGCAACCACGAGGTCGTTACGAGTCACGCCGGAAGTGCCGTTGCTCAGTGTCAGCTCTGCCGTGTCTCCGATTTCAATTACACCCATATGGCCCTGAACAGCCAGCAGGCCACTGCTGACCTGGATGGAATTGTAGCTCGTGGAAACCATGCTGAAGCAGTCACCATAATTCAGGAGCATATCGCCGTCGCCAAGAATCGCCTGATAGATGGCCGCATCATTCTCAGCATAGATATGAGGATCTTCGTCCTCAGGTCTGTTCACTGTCAATCCCTTGAATCCCATATCATTCACCAACCTTGTGTGTAATGTATAATTTGCCCTTGCTGTCGATCTTGAAGATGATCTCGGCAATCTGCTTCTTCAGCGTAATACCTGTCACCTGTTCCTGACCGCCAACAATGTCACCAACCTGCGCATCCATTTCATTCAGGCTGATTTGGAGCGTGGTGTAATTTCCCTGTTCTTTCAGCCGTTTTTTTCCATAGACAATCAGGTCCTCCAGACTCTCCGCAGAAGAGTAGTCGTAGACATCCGTGATTTCGTCAACACCAGTCAGCGACTGTTCCGTACTGATGTTTCCTTCTTCGTCCATATACAGGTGAACAACCTGACGATCTTTCAGTTCGCCTTGACCGAGGCAAATCAGATGGTTGACACCCATTCGGTTTGCCTCGGCAGTGAAGTCCACTTTCCCGTCCTGGCTATACTCGATCTCGTTCGAGTAGTCAATAATGGCTACTGCCTTTACCAACACATAGCCAGGGACGAATGAGCTGACAGTAGAATAGCCGGGAACGAAGCTGATCTCCAGCTTCGCCCCGACTTCATAGAGCATATCTACCGTACCCGCCAACAGGGTTTCGTATCGTTTGAACTGGTGGCTGCTTATTTCAAACCCACTATTTTCGTCGGACACGACAAAGAATCCGCCGAAGCAAGGTTCGATCAGCTCGGCAAGCACAGCATTTGCCTCACCTGATACGACCCTGTAATCTTCACCTTCCGGTGGTTCGATTATCTTTTTCTCCATAAGGCCACGCCATGTATAGCCGCTTGCCTTGACCTTCTTTTCCTTCGTGGACGATTTGATGCAGCGGATCTTACCGCCGACCTCACCATATCCGTCAGCATACCAGTAATCGGCTTCGAGAAGTGCCTCATTGTTCTGCCAGTCGCCAGAGTTAAATGTGATTACAAAGTCATTGCTGCCTCCGATACTCACATCCAAGCCTCTAACATCCTTCAACAGTCCGAGTTCTACACCGTCTTCCTTGACTGAGATAAGCTCCATTTCGGCATACTCCTTTCCTCGAATACTGTGATTGACAACAGATACTCACCAGACCACTGAATCGGCAAGGAGCCTGCCTGGAGCCTCTCGAAGCACGAGTTCACTCGGGTTCTTGCGTTGAAAATGTTCCGCACCTCGCCATCAGCGAAGTATTTCAGAACCTTACCCTCGGAAGAATCAATAACGATATAATCGCTTTCGTCCAGGCTGATTCCTGTAACACCGTACGTATTACCGCCGATAATAACCGCCGGATCATTGGCTGGCCCGTGGAACACGATTTTGAAGTTCGCCGGAGAGTTCGATCCCTGAAGAATCGTTCCGGTAGTCGTTCCGTTTGCATATCTGTAGGGATACCGATTCGCATATCGCTTACTTCCCGCTGCCAGGTTGCCTGTCGGAACGAAGTTCCATTCTTTTTCAATGATCCACATCGGATACTCGGTGGTAATCGTCAGTTCTGCGGTCATATAATCTGCCGGGTCTTCCCAATCCGTCATCTTGCCCGCCGTAATATAACACTTCATGTAGTTTCCGTTACAGTACAGCTTGCCCGGAGTCTTATTGATGATATCGTACTCAAAGACATCTATCATTTTGTCCAGGGCGGCAATGTAATCTGCTTCAGTCCAGGCCATAATGGTCAGTTTCAGTTTCTTGGAGGTGATAGACTTGGTGAACTCATCGATTTTACCGCCATACGCATTGTAGTTCGTGGAAGAAGTAAACTCCCATGCAAAGTCCAGGAAATCTCCTGTCTCCAGCAGATACGGGATATTACAGAATTCCAGCTTTGTTCCTACACTGTTCTGGTAATAAATGTCATACTTCAAATCACACCACCTCCTATGCAGGTTCAATGTCAGAGATCAAGCGGCCGAACTCTCTGTCGTCGCACTCAACCTTGACGTCAGCACGAACGAAACCGCGGGCAACGGCATCGCCCAGTTGTTCATAGTCGAGATACTCGTCCATAGTTCCATCGACCTGTCCCGTTCCGGTGCGGGTCTTCACAGAGACATTAGCGTTGATGTTTCCTACTTGTTCAGTCACGCCATCACGCATTTTCTTTACCAGACCAGATACATCGATATCCTCCGTCGCTGTGTCGAAAGAGTTAATCATCTCGCTGGCCGCATCCTGCATCGTATCATTCAGTTCAGGGCTGGTCTGATCGATGCCTTGTCCGATACCAGGAAGGATGTGCTTACCGATTTCATCTCTTGCACGACGAGAAGGGCTGTTGATTCCCAACCAGGACTTCACTCTCTGGATGGCATTACTTGCTGCATTGACAGCAGCATTTACCAGACTGGAAGCAGCACTGGCAACACCGGAAGCCATGCCTTTAATTAGGCTGCTGCCGAGGCCGAGCCAGTCCATGGACTTGATTCCGCTGATTGCGCTCTTTCCGATGTCAACCAACAGTTTCGGGATTGTGGTCAACAGAGCGTTAATTCCGTTTGCAATCCATGTGATTACATTCGATCCAAGCCTGTTCCAATCCATGTTGGCGAAACAGTCTTTTGCGCTTTGACCGATTTTCCTTATGGCATCCGGCAGATGTGTTGCCAGAGCCCGGAAACCATCACCGATCATTGTGATGATTTTACTACCAAACTGAACCCAGTTGAATGCGCTGAATGCGGCGATTATGGCCTCGATAATGGCCGGGATCGCATCGATCAAATCTGGGATGGCATAAATCAGACCTGCCGCCAATTCGACTATCAGACTGATTCCGGCTTCGAGCAATTTGGGGGCATTGTCGTTTATACAGCCGCACAGATTTGTGATTATAGTCGGTACTGTAGCGAGGAAAGTAGGAATATTCGAGATCAACGAACTGGCCAGAGCCTGGATCATGGCGAGTCCGGAGTCAATCAGAAGACCTACGTTTTCTCTGAGCGTTCCGCTGAACGAAACAATGGCCTCCATCGCCATGGGAATGAGCTGAGGAAGACCGGTGGCGATACTGGAAGTCAGTGTGTCAATCAGACTGATTCCAATCTCTGTGATCTGGGGCAGACCTACCATCAGAGCATCGAACAAAGTGCTCAGTATGGTGAGTCCTTGTTCTGCGAGACTAGGCAGGCTTGAGATAATACCAGATGCGACGGTTTCTATGATCTGAAGTCCTGCAGAGAGCAAAACCGGAAGCTGGGCGACTATCGAATCAAGGATAGCCTGGACACAGCCTCCTGCCGCAGCGATCATGTCCGGGAGGCCAGAAGCGATACCTTCCGCCAGAGTTCCAATGAGCGTGATCGCAGTGGACCACATATCACCGGTGCAGCTTGCGATTGCCGAAATGAACGAAACAATCAGAGTAGAGCCGGCAGTGCCAACACCTTCAGCCTCCTGGATGCCTATGCAGAAGGAATGCACCAGAGATGCCGCAGCATCAATGAGCCGAGGTGCCGCATTTGCTACCTCTTCCACAATGTCAACCAGTACGTCACCAAACGAAGTGACCAGCCCGTCGAATCCGTTCTCATTGAACGCATTATAGAGTGTTGAGATATATTCCTGGCCCTTGATCGCAAGCTCCTTAAGAGGTTCTTGGAGTTTTTCAAAAACAGCGATTCCCAGGCCTTCAACGCCAGACATCAGAATCGTAAGCTGACCCTGAAGGTTATCCTGCATGGTAGCAGCCATAGATTCGGCCGCACCTTCGCAGTCATATATCGATTCAGTGAGCTTAGCAAACTCCTCATCGCTGGCATTGATGATGGCAAGCATGCCGCTCATTGCTTCTTTGCCAAAAATGGTAGAGGCAGCTGCAGCTTGCTCTGTTTCGCTGAGGTCAGCAAAACTTGTACGGAGGCCCTGCATGACCTCCATGAGAGTTTTGGAATTGCCCGCGGAATCTACCATCGAGATTCCGAGATCCTCCATAGCTCCCGCTATCTTATCTGTAGGTGCCGCCATATTGGCAAGGGCCGTCTTCAGTGCTGTACCAGCCTGACTACCCTTTATGCCGGAGTTTGCCATCAAACCGATAGCTATCGCAGCATCTTCTGCGGAGTATCCAAGTGTACCACACAGTGGGGCAACATACTTAAAGGTCTCGCCCATCAGGGCGACATTTGTGTTTGACGATGCAGATGTGCTTGCAAGGATGTTCGCAAAATGCCCAGACTCACCAGCGGCCATACCAAACGCCGTCAGTGCATCCGTAACAATGTCGGAAGTCGTTGCAAGGTTCTCACCGGAGGCGGCTGCCAGGTTCATTATACCGGCCAGACCGTCATACATTTGCTGGGGTTCCCAGCCTGCCATAGCCATGTAGTTCAATGCTTCTGCAGCTTCAGTAGCACTGAACTTGGTGGTGGCACCCATTTCCTTGGCTTTCTCGCTTAAAGCATCAAGGCCATTCACCATTTCTCCAGCAGCTGTAACCACCGTTGCGCTGCTGGCACCGGAGATTGCTTCTACCTGAGACATGGCGGACTCGAAATCAGATCCGACCTTGACGCAGTATGCTGCACAGGCAGACAGGGCGGTTGTCACTGCCGAGATAGCAACAGTCGTCGCCTTGAGGCT